CATCATTTTCGGTACTCCTTGTTATTCACTATGTACGTATTATAGCAGTTCGGCTATTATTGGTCAACCGATTTAACAACCCCGCATATCGGTATTAAGTACTGGTTGCAGTTCGCGCAGCATCTCACGTTCCAGCTTATGGGCTGCTTCTTTGCCACGCACAATTGCAGCAATCGTAACAACAACAGCCTCGGCACCATACATGCGGATCGCGTCACACAAGGCCCAAGCCTTGCTTTCGCTGTTGGCACGATAAACGTGTTTATTAAAGCGAACTTCTACACTTTTTTCAATTGTGCCCTGCGTCTTTGCAGTAACACCTATGTAGAACTCGTCGCCTACGTGTAGCACGTATATTGCGTGGGTTCTGTCAGTGCGTTTCTTACGTTTCAGCATGTACATATTATAGCAGTTCGGCTATTATTGGTCAACCACTCGAAACTTGGTTTTCGCTGTGCATAGATGCTGTCAAATCCGGCTACAATTAAGGAAAAATGTAACCTATTGATTCTATTGAGGTTTTTATTTAGGTGGGATTTTACCGGTCAACGGTAAGTCATTGATTTATATAGGTATATAATTACTGGGGCAAATTAGGTGCAGTAAAATCAAACGCATACTCCATCGGAGTTTTAGACACCTTTACACCACCGAGACCAAAGGTATTAGTCAACCGGTGAAATATGCTACGGGCTTCTTCTTCCGAACATGTAACAAACAAGGTGCCATACGAAAATACCGCTGCATTGTCATTGCCGAGCACGTCTGATACGCTGGACAAAACACCTTTTTCAAAGCTCATTTTCTACTCCTTGTTAGTTACTATGCAAATAGTATAGCAAAATAGACATTATTGGTCAATCAGATTAGATTGATAAATGTTGCAATGCACAACTATTAGATAAATAAGTGCAGAAGGGAAACACAATGTTAAAAGAACTTTACAAAAAGGTCATTGCCTGGGTCACACTTAGCAATACCAATCATGAGTTAGAAAGATATATCAATAGCAAGCAGCCAAAGAACGCAGCCGAGATCGAGCATTGGTGTCGTGCGTGGGAATTTGATAAAACAAAGGGCATACTATGAAATGGTTAAAATTATTTATTTCAGCAATGATTGAAGCACGATACGCAACATTTAGGACAAGGGCTGGTAGATGGACAGAAGCCCGAGATGTGTTTAAGAAGTAACTATTATCGATATACCCAACCAAGATCTTCAATGGTGTGTATCCAAGTAAAAATTGGCACAGTAAAATCTAAACTCCACGTGCCATTCCAACTAAGATAATTGTGATAGCGTAATATCGAATCAAGCACTATACCTTGGGCTAATTGTTCGCCGGCCCATGGGTTGGGATATATTGGCATATACTTGCCGGCCCAAACAAATCGGTCACTGTTGATATTATTGAATACAATCTTGTCAATACGAACAGCTTTGTCACCGCCCGGAATAGTATCACTATCTTTTTTATTCTTAAATGTAACACTGATATTTTGATTATCGGATAACAAGTATTGATCAATAGTAAAACTTCTAGCTTGGGTAAGTGGACCGATATACAACAACCAATCGTTAAACTTTAGTTCAATAACTGGTGGTTCGGAATGCCAAATAGGTGTAAGCCATATCTCGGCTTGTAGATGATAGCATTTAGTATCCACGGGTAATAAATTCATCACGTAATTCTGGATATAATTCTAATGCATCGTATCCATGTACCGTATCCCACTTACGACACCATGCCACCATTGCAGTGAATAATTCGTCACTGTTGGTCAAGGGTTTGGCATCTAATAGATTTAGGCATTGTAGGATTTGATTTTTAACCTGGCTACCTATTTGATTTGGATCGCTTTCGTTGTAGTCACGTGTGCAATCAACTTGATCTAACTTGTATTCTGTTATGAGATCAAGATATTTTTGTTTATATGCATTGCGAACTGCTGGAGGCAAAACACGTACATCTAAAAATTCCGGATCAAACACTATCAATCCTTTAACTACAAGTTTACGTTCGAGACAAAATTTCAATAAGGTATCGTAGTGCCCAATGGTCAATGCGCTTATTGCTGGACGCATTGTCAGTGTGATATCTGTGTTATTGCAATGTGTTAGATAGCGATCGATATTGGCTAATACTTGTGCAGTATCTGTTCCTTGACGTTGATATGCATTATGTGCTGTTAAAGTTTCAATACTGACTTCTATTCCCACACGCTTAAACTTTTTTAATTTGTTTAACAATGATTCATTGAATTGTGTTCCATTAGTAACAAAACTAAAATGTAAATCAAACCTATTCCTGGCGATCATAAAATCGATAAAATCTTCAAAGCGTTTAGTTATAAGTGTTTCGCCGCCCATGAAGTGTACATTGCTAAGATTGGGAATATTAGCTATCTCGGTCAGCACTCTAGTCCAAACGGTATTATTCCTAGTCCAGTCTGATCCTATATATTGTTTAGCATCTGCAATACCCCATTTAACGTATTGCGAAGCAATGCTGCTACTGGCTTTTGGATTGCACATCTTGCAAGTAAGATTACAATAGTTTCCTAAATCAATATGTAAATCCAACGGCAATTCACCATATGCCCCTTGTGTAGTTCGACTTAGTTCGAACTTATCATAACCCGGACTTTGTGCATAACTTTCAATAAAGTTTGTACGTGTGAATATAACACTTTTTTGATTGGATCTATGACGTCTACTTGTAGTACCATGCTCTTCTTCTATATAACACCGACGACAAACAGTGTTTCGTTTATCATCAAACATCATCATACGAGCTGCCTGCATCGGTTCGCTGGCCATCCACTCCTGTATGCTTATGTTTTGTATGTTGTAATGAGTACTTAAATGGTCTGGATATACTTTGTGATCTTCTTGACAACAAAAACCCAGACTACCATCCCAATAAATCTGCAATTCATACCAAGGAGCATTACAGAATATAAACTGGGATGGCATTGTCAACTGCAATTTAGATTATCTGATCGGCGGCAGCGTATTTGACTAATTCTTCAGGGGTGAGCCAAACATCACTTGGTGGCAATAGTTTTTTGGCCACCGCAGCAGCATCAAGATTGGTACTGCGTGTCAATACAGCAACCATACGATCATTGGTAAGTTTTGTTTCTTTTATCCGGGCATCAAGATCATGATATTTACCGGATGCATCGTCGGTATATTGATGACACATGATACTGGTATTTTTAGAAATAAATCTCTTGCCTTTAGCACCGGATACGAATATTAGAAAAGCTGCTGAGCATATAGATCCCATTCCGATTGTTTGTATTTTGCATTTTGAATTATGCATAACATCGATTAAAGCAAATGCTTCTGTTAAAATCCCACCATCGGAATTTACGTATAAGGTAAGTATAGCTTCGGGATTTACAGCATTTTCGTACACAATCCATTTTATTGCAGCACTAATATTTGCCTCTGCTATATCACCACTAAGAAAATGTATGTGTTGATGCAGAAGCCCAAAATCAATCTTGTCAGCTGCTGAATATGCTTCATCTTTGATTTTTCGGGTGGTCATTAAGAATTTAGGAAGTATGGTCAATTCAACGTCTTTGTATTCTATACTTATGTCTATAACTACCCGGTGTTGCTTATATTATCACTACTTTGGGCATTGAGATTTAGGCACTACCCGTAATTCTATAGCGTCTAGTTGTTCTAATACCGCCGGATTTTTGCGTATATCTAGCTCAATGCTGCTGTATAATACCAATGCTCCAGCAATACTAGCTTCTCGTCCATGAAATCTTATAAACCTATTGTTTGTAATTTGGCCACCAATTACATTATGATCTAATTCCTGCATATATCCACAAATATTATATACCGGATTGCCTTGTGTATTTTTAACCACTAGTTGTATTGCCGGCGCACCACGTACCATAGTTCGATGTAGAGATTTCAGCTTTTCATCATCATCAAATCCCACCCTACCCGTCCATCCCATTATGAGATTTTCTGGAGGTCTTAAATGCATATTTAGAAAACTACGATCATTCTGCTCTCTATTGCATCTAGACATATTGAACAAGATATTGGCAGTAGAGCAGGTGCCAGACATTCCAACTTTCTCAAGAGCCTCATACAAACTAAGTAGATAATTGTAATTCCAACTAATTTCAAAAGGTATGTTTATAGCTACCTGTCTAAGATTAGTCAATGACACCTGTGTAGTTAATAGTTTGATATCAAATGAGCGACTTGGAAAATCTTGTAACACAGCAGACAGAACACGATCACCACTTTGCCTTTCGTGTATTATAGACTCAACCCGCACTGCTAATCGTTCTCCATCAATGCGGCCGGCTGTTGCTGAGTTATTAAGCAATCTATTGGCTATGCGACTTTCGCCAACCCAAACATCCATAACCAATTTGGTACTTGCTCTGGTTGTGTCACGTTCGACGATTTCGAACTTATCCACATATCCTGAAGCATAGGTAATGATCT